ATAGATAGTGTAATTGCCGTTCAGTGACGGATTTTGCACACTCTGCAACGTCAGAATGCCACCTAACTTTACGCCCGGCGATAACAGGCATTTGACACGGATGCCATATTCGGTCAATTCAACCTGACCAATCATTCCGCTATCAGGCGACAAGACGAATGCGGTGTTCGTCAACGCAACGCCCTTATCCTTGCACACCAGCGTGTTGTCATCGACATACGCATCTACTGCACCAAGTGACTGAAGCTTTGTTACCTGCCCTGCAGTGCTGCCGTTGTACGCATAGTTTGCGATGTTGCGGTCGGTCGCTTCGAATTGCAGATTGAGCCCCATCTGATTCGCGATGTTCTGCGATATCTGCGATAGCGGTGCAGTGATGCCATACGATTGCGCGACAAGATCATTCTTGTAAAACTGCATGGTGCGCGACCGTATATTCATGATGATGTCAGGCGGTTGTGACGGCACCGCCGTAACGATGTCGCCCTGATAACGCAAGAACATGCCGGTACTGACGCGGCCCGCCCATACCTGTACAGACTTACGCACCTGGTTATAGTCGAATGGTGTCAGGTTCGTCGCCAGTGAATTGCGCAACTGCCGTGACAGGTTGGCGATTTGAATCGAGCATTCGTTCTGCGTCACGTCAACGAACTTGCTACCGGTCGCAACGATCAGCGGCGGCTCTTTGGGGTCACCCATTGACGTATCAATCGTGGCGCTTTCAGTACCCCATGTGAATACCAGCTTTACGATACGATCGTCAAACATCATGCCGCCTGATTGGATGCAAGTGTGATTGTTTGCGCGTTCGCGGCAATCGTCGCGCGGCCCGTTACCATTTCTGCGTTGCTCGCGTATAGCAGCACGTCGCCCGCACCAAAATTCTCATAATTCGGGTTGCCGCCGCTGGCAGTTGTCCAGAAGAAATTGCCGCCATCACCTTCGAGGTATTCGTAAGGGATGACCATTTGACCAACGAGACACGGGCACGATGATGCAACCACGGCACCATTTACGGTGACATCCATGAACATCATGTCGTCGCCATCGAACCAGACTCGGATGTCGTATTGCTGGCCGTCTGCGGTAAAGGTCGGTTCCTGATTCGGAATCGCCTGCAAGTTAATCGGCATCAATTGAAGATACCCCCTAAAAAACTACCGATCTGATACAGCGCCGATTGTTGCGGTTGCTGCGCGCCGGTCTGTACAGTTGACTGGTCTTGTGGCTGTTGCACATTACTGGCCGTGAGCGCCTGATACTGAACCGTGACCATCTGGATTTGTCGCAATTTGATGGCAAGCGGGATGGCGTCAAACATGTCGGCGCTTTCTTCGTGCGGCATCGCCTGAATCAACATGTCAGGAAACACATCGGCTTTAGTCTGAATCGATACTTGCGTGCCGCTCAGAAAATAGCCTTTAATCGACTGATACACGGCTTGGTATTCGCCATCGCTGGCAAGCACCATGGATAGTTCGATGTCGACCGGTTGGATAATCATGAAGTCCTGCACAACCGACCCGGTTTCAATCGGATGTTCCATGATCTTTGCGGAACGGTTGATGTTCGCTTTCATCGGCCGCGCAGTCTGGAACAATTGCTCAAACGTGTCGTTGTCATAAATACCAACGACGTCCACACCAAATAGCGACAACACGCTCTGAGCAATGTTGTTAATTGCACCTAATGTGCCCTGCGCGTTACCAACGATATTCGTGAAACCCATGGTTACCCCGCGATGCCGTCAGTATGCTGATCAACGGCGTTATTGATGTGTTGCTTCAATGCATCTTGCACGGCCTTTGCGGTGGCTTGTGGGTTGTCAGCAGCGTGTACATTGATGTCACCCACGGTGACCTGTGTTGTCCTTGCACCACCAACGTTAGTTGTTGCACCGCCTGCACCGGGTTGCGCGAGCGGACTGCTATCGGCCGCGTTTACCTGCGCCTGCCCGGCATAAATCTGTGCTGCGTATGCTTCACGCCGGGCGTTGTTGGCTTCTGCCGAACCGGGACGTTCGTAATACTTGGAATGAATATCGGCCGCTTCCTCTGCGGTCGTTGCAGCGCGCAGACGTTTGCCGGCCGATTGCTCTTTACCTTGCGTTACTTCGTAATTGAAGAAACGCAACTGTTCGTCAAGGCTTGATCCTTCGAGCGGATGACCTGACCATTTTTCGAAGTCGGCGCGGCGCGAGCCAAGCCATTGACCCAAACCGTATGCGCCTGATGATGAGTTGAGCGCATCGGCCTTACCGCCCGATTCCTGCATGAATGAACCGGCAATGCCCGCCGCCTGCTCACGTGTCCACCCCATACCCTGCAACGACGTCGCAATCTGCCGTCCCGTACCGGTGTTACCAAGACGTGCGGTCGCGGCTGGTGTTGATGGCGGCGCACTGCTACCGACCTGGATATTGTCATACTTGCCACCCGTTTCGCTAGCCAGCCAGTTGCCAAGTTTGTCGAGCCACGCTGGCATTGCCACGCTGGCGAGCTTGCCTAACCATTGCCAGAATTTCTCAACCAGTCCAACACCCTTATCGAACAGGTCAACGATAGGTTGCAATGCACCTTTGTACTTGTTCCACGCGGTGACACCTTCCGTGAGCAGCACGTTTGCCGCCCACTTGATTGCGTCGGTGATGAGCTTCCATGACATCTGCACGATTTCAGCAACGCTGCGCGCGATGCGACCGATGATAGGCCAGCGCGAGACAATTTCACCAATCAACGATTCCTGACCGTTGCGGAACTTTTCAATGTCATCAACCACAAGCCCAATTGCAAGCCCAAGTGCGATAAAAGGCGCAGCAGCAAGCAATACAGGCGCTATAAGCGCCCACAAGGCACCAGCGGCAACAACCAGCGGCGGAACAAGCACGGCGGCAACGACGGCCCCGATAGCGGCGAATGTTGCGATTGCGACGGCCTTGTGTTCAGACATCCACGTAATCATTTTGTCCAGACCCTGCACGACCCACGTGAATGCCGGTAGTAGCTCTTGAGCGATACTACGTTTGACCCCTTCAAACGACAAGCTAAGTTCCTTCTGAGCAATCGTGTACTTGAGCGACGCGTCGGCCTGTTCCTGCGTTACCGCATGTAGCTCACGTTCTTTGGCAATCAGTTCGTCAAACGCACGACGCCCCTGTGCCAGTAGCATGATGGTTCCCTGGTCAAGACCCAACTTCTGACCAAGGAAAATTTGTTGTGTACGATTCAACTTTGAGAAGTTATCCGCGATAGCAGACAATGCAAGCGTCGGGTCTTTGATCGATTCGCGCATCACCTGTGCCGATGCGCCCAATTGCTGAAATGCCATGGTCATTGGACTGACACCGACGGTACCAAACCGTGCGACTTCTACGAAACCATCGCGCAACTTGCCAAGCGTTGATGCTGCCTGGTCAGCGGTGCCGCCCATTGAAATTGTCGCCGCCTGATACGCCGACATCGATTCAACGGACATGTTCATTGCGCGGGCCTGCAACGCGGTTGCTGCGGTTGCTGCTGCTGTGTCGTTGACCAGCGCCTTGATTGCGCCAAGTGCGAGTACTCCCGCCAACGCACCAGCCGCATTCTTTGCCATATTCACAAAGTTCGATGCCAGTTTGTCGACAGACAGGTCGACGTCATCCACTGATTTTTTGAGCTTCTTCAGTGATACGTCGCCTTCTTCAGTGCCTTTTTTCACCTTCGAGACATCTGCCTCAAACATGAAAAAGAAAGTATCCAGAATATTCACGGTTTGGTTGCTCCGTTATCTTTGTTGCTGTGCTTTGCGCTCTGCTTCTTGTGCGGAAAGATATTCGTTAGCCCTGCGTACCATGATGACTTCGAGCATGTTCATCGCATCTTCGAGCGTGTACACGGTACGCAGTTCTATCAGGGTTGCGCCGCCCCGTCCTGCTTCGCTTGTAACGCAGGCGATAAGTCCGTCAACGTTTTCTGAATCAATGCGACGGCCTGCGTCATCACGCGGTCTAGGATACCGGATAGCTTTCCGTTGCCGAAAAAAGCGAAGTTGTAATTCATCATCGCCCATTCCAGCCGTAACAAATCCTCTGCATTCTTGACGTGGTTGTCGACCAGCGCTTGCGTGGACAACGTTAGCGGCGTTTCGCGACCGTCAATCGCGACCGCGACATGCGACATAATCTTGAGCATCAGCGCTTCGTTGGTGCTGTAGTCGCCTACTTTCGGCAACGCACTGGTCGGGTATTGCATGATGATTTCACGCCCGACCGTTGCGGGAAACTTCGACAGCATGAACGACGCACCACCGTGCGACGTCGGGCCGTCTTCGAATAGTTTTGGTTGAATCATGATGGGATTCCTGTTAATGAAAAGGGCCGCGCGAAGCGGCCCATCTATTATCGCATCCGGCCGGATAGTTACCCGGTCAGGCCCGCACGTGCGATTGTGATGTTCTGAAATGCGAACTTGTATTGCTTCGATTTCATACGACCAGCCGACGAAATACTGTTGCTGATGCTACCGGAAAGCAGTTTGCCGGTACTGAGCGTTACGATTGCCCCGGACGGATACTGACCGACCAGCGTGATGCGGTCGAGCGCCGATTGCTTGTTCTTGCCGACACGGTTCGCGGCGAGCAACACCGCAAGGTTGTTGTCGTCATCGGATTCAGGGATGACGCTCAGTGTGCACGGCAACGGGATGGCCTTTGACCATGAAATCATGTCGCCATTCAGGCCCATCGCTACTTCTGCGATGTTGATGTCGGGAAAATCGAATGGGTCTGCATCATCCGCGAACTGTTCGATAGGCAACGCAAGTGGGTATGTGGTCGTTGCCCGCAACGTGATGACTAGACCAAACCCGCCAATTTCACCATTCATGATTGTTGCTCCAAAGTTTGTAACTGTGACAAGATGCGCGGCGAACCGCGCATGCCCGCTTAGATCAGTTGGTGAGAACCGGTGATGGTGTTGATAACGTTGTCTTTCACATAGATAATCGTGTAGTTCAACGTATATTCAGTCACCCCATTGTTGACGGCCGACGTAATGTTGCTACCTTTCCAGTATCCGTTCGTCTGGACCTGTTGCCATGCCGTCGAATCGTTCGTTTGCTGCGTGATGTAGATTTGCTGCGTCAACGACAGCAAACCGTTCGCCTGAATGGTGCCGTTGGCAAGCGCCAGCTGAATGCCAGTTGCAGGCGTCAGGCTGGTTGCTTCATTGCCTTCCAGCACGCTTTCGCACATGATCTGCCCGCGCTTGTTGGCCGGAATCTGCCCGACACCAAGTTGCAGGTTCATGAGGTTCGCGCCGCACATGTCCTTGAACCACTGCTCGTTCGCGAACACCGTCGACGTGACTGGCGCAGTTGCACCGCCGCACAGATTGCCGCGCTGATAAAACGCGATATTAGTGCCAGCCGTCTGCGTTACGCCGTAGTAATTAACGCGGGCCGCGTCGAGCGCATCGGATTGCACGGTACCGGGGTTGTCGTTGATAGACGCGCCGAAATCGCTGTTCTGGCGGTACATGAAGTTGATAGTACCGTTGACGGCATTAAAGTTGATCGCAGCATGAATCGCAGCGGGCAACATTTCAATGTACTGACGAACACCCGCGCCATTGGCGTTGACATCCTCGTATTCCAGACCAAGGCCCGCAATACCGATCAGTGCGGCAGACCATGCGACCCATGTGGTCGGACTGACGAACACGCGGAAAATGAACATGACGTTCAATGCTGCGTTGGCTTCACCCACTGCGGTTGCATCGGATAGCGTCAGGTCCGACGCGTCCGTATACATGATTTCGCCGCAGTTGTTGTTCAGTGCGGTAACGCGCGAGAAACCGGCGACTCTAGTTTCAAGAAGCGATGCGCCATTGACCAGTGCGCCTTGCGATGCATACCAGCCCAATGCAGCGGCGACGTCGTTCGCGCTTGTTGCACCTTCCGGTGTGACCACCTGAAACGTTTCTGTTGCTGTGACTGTCGGGTTTGCGGTGAAATCAAACGCCTGTGACGTCGCGTTGAATGCGACCACGCATGCGGTAAGTTCGGCATTGGGCGATTGCGCCGTTGCTGCAATGAGCGCCGTCTGCAACGTCGTGGCAACCGCCGCCAACGTTCCGTCTGTCGCAAAATCCAGACCGGTCAGGTTCACAGTGGTCGCGCCGAACTTGAGCGACAACACACCGGCCGTAATCGCGTTCAATGCTGCCAGCGTCGCAATACTTGCCTCGCCGTAGATCGTCGCGGGCTGATTGGCTTCGACCCAACGTGCGTACTGGATTGCGACCGGCGCGTTACCAAGCACCGATTCATAATCGAAGTACACAACGGCGCGTTGATATTCTTCGGAAGTCGTTCCAAAGAAGTCGCCAACGTCGGCCGCGCTGGTGAATTGCAGAATTGCGCTAGGCCCAACTAGCGCGCTTGTTGTGAAGATGCGGGCACACCATTGCCGTTGGGGCACTTGTGCCGCAGCACCGACCACCGAATTGATGTCGATGAATTTCGTAAATCTGATTGCCATTTGGCATTCTCCTGTTTAGATGCGGTCAAACGTGCCGTCAAAGTCAGTAATCGCGCCAGTCTGTGTTGTGAACACGTCTTTGTGCGTGAATATGATATCAAACGGTGCCCATAGAACGTTCTGGCCGGTGTCATCCTTGAACCAGATAGCGCCTAAATCGATTACTCGAAACACGTTGAAACCTGC